TCAAACCCTGGCATTTGATCTGGTGATATAACACCACCAGCACCATCTTGTGGGTAACGTGTAATACCATCTCCACCATCTGGTATATCAATTCCACCGTCCATTGGATCAATTTCTGTTTCACGCTGTATTTGTTTTCTCATCTCATCTATCTCAGCATCATTCATACGTAGAACTTTCTTTAATACATATTCTTTACTAAAGAATGTTCCAACATAAGACTGTATACTTTCTAATGATTGTATTCTATTCTCTAGAAGTTCTGCATCCTTTAACTCTGAAAAATGACCATCCTGTAAGAAGTCATACTGAATATGTTCTTGCATCATAGGCCAGTCATCAGGCGCAATAATTCCCTTCAACAATAGTTGAGTTTTGAGAATGTCTGTAAAGAGTGGAGTAAACTTCTTACGAATACGTTGAACAAACTTTGTAAATTTAAGTTCATCTCTTGTAATCTCTGTAGACCTTCCTAATGAAAATCCTGATTCACTATCCATTCTTGAAATAGGAACATTGAGAGACTTATAAAGTTTCTTTTGAAAATATACAATGTCATCAATCTCACCAAGATTAGAACCGCCTGGCAATGTAGTGATCTCTGTACCTCTTCCACCTTCTCTTCGTGGGAGCCAGAAGTCTTCCAACATACTCATTTGATTTCTATCGTCACGTATCTCACCAGTACTCGCATCGTATACTAACTTGTTACGATAACGGTTCATAACGTCTTTAAGATATTGTTCTGCTTTGATCTTGGGTAGATTACCAACATCAATATAGAATATCCTACGTTCTGGTGCTCGTGAAATTCTGTAAATAACTAACGCATCTTCAATCATGCGTAACTGATTAACTGGTTTAATTGCTTTGTGTAGATAGGATAAAACTCTACCAGAGTTACCATCAATAACTCCAGAAGGACAATATGAGATTGCATCCCCTGCAATTTTCATACTTCCTGTACCACCACCCATACCAGCAGAATTAATTCCTTTTTCATTATAAAGATAATACTCTTCAATTTTCTGAATCATATCTGCGCCAGTTTTAGTGTCTTTATTTTTTTTAATCTCTCTTACTTTTTTAATTTTTGTAGGATCAATATATCTAAGTTCAGTAATACCTTGTTTGGGATTTTTGGTATCTATAATTTTATGAAAGAATATTCTACCATCAACATACCAACGTCTAAAAACATCATGGCCCTTTTGCTCAAAATGAAGCAATCTTAGAACTTCCATAAATTCTTTTCTAATTTTACGTTTAATTTTTTCTGGAAAAGGTAATCTATCTAAAGTTATCTGTACTGCTACATCATCTTCATTAGATATAATGCCCTCATTAACAATATCCTCAATTGCCGTGTCACACTCAGGTTGTTGAGCGATGTCACGATACCTACGAATTAAATCTAATTCAGTACGTTCTCTACCGTCTTGATCTAAAACTTGTCCAAAGAAACCTCCTCCGGCAATGTCAATAGTGCCATCATCGGAAGTGGGGGAAGTGAATGATGGTACACTTCCCTCCGACTTCTTTGGTCTTTCTATACGAAACCCGAAAAGTTCAGCCATAATATCTAATATCTCCTACTAGTTCTATTTAGTAGGTTTAAATTAGAAACTTACACCACTAGGCTCAAAGTGTTGATATCTCCAAGTTACTTCAAAGGTTTCAATTTCACCAGCTTCTGCACTTGTTAATTCAATCGCAGAAATTGTCAATGGATAAGCATTTTTAAAAGTGTAACTCTTCAATATAGCATCATCTCTGTCCAACTGTTCTACAATTAAATCAGTTTGATATCCAGCTGGGGTTTTAGCTCCTGCATTTGATAAGTTAGATTCAAACCCATTTATACCTTCATGCCATCGTTCCATTGCGTTTCTGATCATAAAGTCTGTATCATTGTAGAATGTTGTAGTCCATGTCTCAGGAGCTGGTCTATCACCAGAAACGTATATGTTTCTACCCCTAAAAGGAACTGCAATTTCACCTAAAGTTGATGCAGGCAGATTTGTTGCAGTACACAGAAAAGAAGTTACTGTTGTATCCAATCCAAGTCCACTGAATGATGGTGGAGTAACGAATACCCTATATTGGTTGGCTCTTGCTCCACCGAATTTTAAGTTTGCTTTAAAGCTGTCTATACTACTAGCCATGTTATCCTCCTATCTCACTAAATGCAACGCCCGTTCTTGCGGCGATGAAGTTTAGAGTAATAAAGTTAATGGCTCTAGCAGGTTTAATAAAGATATCGGCAACAAACTCGTTTCTGTCTATGACATCACCAGTATTATTTCCAGTATCACATACGACACTAAAGTCTGTTATACCCCTTCGGCCCTGAACCTCTCGTAAGAATGGTTCTATTAAGTTTCTAAATTGTGCTCTTGTAAACTCATCGTTGAACTCAAAGAGTTGAAATTTAGAAGCAGTTGCGATTGCTTTTTCAAGAACCAAGAATAGTCGTCTGACGTTAATTCTGTCAAATGCACTTGGTTTTGATAATGCAGTCTTATCACCAAAGAGTGTTACACCTTGGCCTGGGAAGTTAACAACTGGGTTAACTCTTGCTTTGTAAAGTTGATCTCTTTGTGATTTAGTTGGGTTATATGAAAGTTTAACTGCACCCCGAACTCTACCACGATTAAATCCAGCAGGAGAGAACCATGCATCTGCAACATTGTCTGTGTTTGCACAAAGACCAGCAGTATCCCCATTTAATGGAACAAATCTAAATACATCAGCATATTTATCATACATATACTTGTATCCACTATCGAATACCATGTAAGATGAACTTGGACAAGTATTAAACCCATCAATAACATTTTTAGTTGCATCAATTGGGTCTGCAACACCGACTGTCGCAGCACGATATGGAGAAACAAATCCCACACAATCTCTACGACTTTCTACAAGAGAATTAATCATTGTTACATGAGTGTCCATTCCAGCTTCTGTGTCTGCAACAATACTTGATGCACCACCTAAAACTAGATTTATGTCTAATGATTCTGTATCTAGAAACTTATCGTATGCAAGTTCTAATTCACCAGCAGTTACAGAATAATCGTCTGTTCCACCAGTTAGTGCATCAACATTAACTCCACTTACTAATGTGTAGTCTGTTCCTGTTGCAATATCTGTACCCCAATTACTACCAGCAGAGATATGATCTGTCCAGTAAATGAATGAGGACTGTGCATATATAACCTCTGAATAATAGTTGTTAGAACCTTGTGCAGTTTTTGCATTAGGGTTCTTTGACATATTTGGAAATATTTCGATTACTGCATTAGTTCTTTGTCCTTTAACATCAACATCAAATCCAGTAATATCACCTGTTATGTCATATACTGCAACATGAAGTTCGTCCTTTTCTCCACGAGCATTAGCAGTAGCCCATAAAGATGTACTAGGAGCTGTATCAAATAAGTCAGAAAATCTCCAACGTCTTGTGATAAATGAGTTGTCTGGAATGATTGTTTGTAATCCACCACCAGCAGGGTCATCAAGTAAACGAAGTGTTAAAACTTCTCCAGAAACAGAAGTTACTTCATACTCTTGTCCACCAGATTCTACTTGTGCATCTGTTGTAAATGCAAGAGGTGCATTATCTGCAACTGTAATTGCTTTATCAAGAATAAGTGCAGTCTGTGATGTAACAGTTTTAATTTTAACAACTTCACCACCATCAGATATACCAGCACCGATTACTCTTTGTCCAACTGCAGCTGTACCAGAGTTTCCATCTACAACTAGATTTTTAGTGGGAATTGTGATTGCACCATTTACAAGAGCAGTAACAGAGTTATTTGTTTGGAAAGAAATAATATCAGTTGCTGCGATTACAGCGTTTGCTGCATCTTGGTCATCAACTGTAATATTCAAGTCACCAATTGCACCAGCACCATTCACTAAGTTTAGTGTTCCTAATGGTTGTTCATATGCTCTTGCACTTCCACATATATCTACACCAAGTGAGTTACCATGTGTTCCAGCAGTTCTTGCTGACCATTCTCCATGAGAACCTTGACCATCTTGAAAACTGTCTTGATAATGATCAGTATCACGAATAAGTATTCCAGAGTTTGCACCAGCATTTAATATGCCACTTTCTGCTCTAACAACTCGTAGTGAGTCTGAGTACTGCAAGAAATTTGCAGCGGTAAAAAAGGTTTCGAACTGATTTCCAGTTGAAACAGGTTTACCAAATATTTTTACTAATTCTTCTTCTGAAGAAATAGTAACAACGGAAGATACGGGCCCCTTTTCAAAGGCTCCCCCGATAGCACCTATTGAGGTGGCAACAGCTGGCACTACATTGGTTAAATCAACTTCTTTAACCTGTACGCCAGGAGATACTAAAAATGCCATGATTTTTTGCTCCTTTTAACTAGTAGTTAGACTTTTAAAAGTCTTTTTAGTCTTTGTTATCCCAAGTATTTATAAAAACGAAGTTTCTAAAAACTGTGTTTTATATGACTCAAAACTTATAAATAAACATATGAAAACACACTATGAAAAATATAAAGAGACAATTAAAAAGGTAGCTCGTAGAAATTATCGTAAACGAGTTGCATGGTTAAACAATCATCTTGGTGAGCAATTTTGTACTCATTGTGGTGAAAGTGAAACCGTTTGTCTAAAATTATACCCCCATGATGTAGAAATTCGTAAGATTGCAAAACGTGTTGGAACTAATGATGAAAGTAGAAAAGAAGTACACAGATTAATGAACGAATGTAAAGTAGTTTGTTCTAACTGTTGGATAAAACTGGATAACGATTTAATTGAATTTCTTTAATTATTTCTGTTCTTCTTTCTGGCGTTAACCAAACCCATTCACTTATTTCTTCAGCTGTACGATAGCAACCTATACAGTTATTATCTATAATCTTACAAGTTTTAACACAAGGCGATTCTATATCGTCCCATGATATTCTTTGTCTCTTTCCTCTTCTCATTACCAATTAGTATCATATTGTCTTACTATTGGACTCCATCTTGTTCCATATTCATCAACTATTTCGCCAATATTGTCATCTTCTAATCCATTAATCATAAATCCAAATGGAGCCATATCTTGTTCTAATTGATCTTGATTTTCTCTATACATTTGCTCTCTTATGTCATTATTAGTTAGTTCTTTAAAATAAGTTTGATCTGTACACCAACCAAAAATAAACATACACGCAACCAAGTCATCATTACATCCATCATCTGCCTCAAAAGATGACCCCTTAACAATAAATGTGGATAGTTCATTGATTACATCATAATCTTCTACAATTAACTTATTA